CCCTGCACCTTATTCTGGAGGTACAAATCGCTCGCCTTGCCAAGCGCCTGCCCAAGCCCCTGACCCATCAGATAACTCGTCCTAGGCCGTCGTTCTACATATTCTTTAGGCATCCAACTTATTGACATACTTTATCCTTTAAAAAAATCCAGGAGATGTTTCAGGAGCGCTTATTTGCGAATGTGCCCCACCACCGCCACCACCGCCACCTCCACCATTAAATAACCCATGTAAGCCACCCCATAATGCACCTATACCAGTTCCAATTCCAGGCAGAACAGCCGTTCCCGCTGCGGCGCCACCAAGAGCCCCAGTAACAGCCCCTCCTATATCAGGATGCCCACCAGCAAGAAGACCTGGAGCTATTCCGCCAAGTCCACCAAGGACTCCTGCCAATCCACCGCCACCACCGCCACCAGCCAGCCCACCCCAGAATCCAGGCTGTCGGGGTTGTGGAGGAACTCCGATATTCTGAAATCCTGGCTGCCCCATAACTCCACCAAGTTGCTGAGCTCTCAGTCCTTGAGCATATTGGTTCATCTGGGTTTGCGCCTCTTGAGGTCTCATACTGAGCGGTATCCCCATGTTCGCAGCCTCAAGCTGTTGTCCAAATCGTTGGCCTGGCAATTGAGCATAACCTAGGCCCACATTAGCCCCTTGAATCTGTTGACCTAAAAGTTGGTTGATGAGGTTTGCTTTTAAAGAGGCGAGATTTTCTGTTAATCCAGCCCCAGCGCCCATCATAGCGTTTTGGAACCCAGAGCCGCTTAGCATTCCAGCTCCACCATACTTTTCAGCGATTCCTGGAGCTATTTCCTCTTGAAACCTCCTTAAATAGGGAGCTTCGAAATCTCTTAAATGCTCTTCTGGAGACCGTCCTAGAAGTCCCTGCAAGAATGTCTGGCCAGTCCCTTCGATTGGAGAGATTGGCGCTCCATGTTTCATAGCCCCGCCTAGAAACCCTAATCCCTGTTTCATAAACGCTGGAGTTTTAAACTTGCCCGGTTTAACTCTCTCCATGAGTTTGCTTTGAGCTTTCTTTTGCTTTTTAGAGAGAATCCCAACCTGAGCTACCCTAGGATATTTGTGGCCAGGTTTTAGTTTTGTTTCATGAACTTTTTCATGATGTCCATGATGTGCCATATAATTACCTCATTTTTTCTGCATCTTAGCAGACAAGAAATTATTTTACCTTAACTCTTGAAATATTCTAGAACGATTAACCCAGAAGTTACGCTGGGGCTAGTGGCGCTCACGGCTATAATTATGTTCGTGGTCGTGACGACGAAGGTTATGTACTCAGTTACGGTGGGGACATAGGGAATTGGTCGCCAATCTCCAGAACTGGTGGCAACCGTCCCATACATATTCGCGAATCCAACCAATGGAGCGATGCCATGAGCGATGTTAACAGTTGTTCCTGCAACTATCGCACCTAGCTGGAAGCATTTTCTGTATACAAATCTAGTTTGATCAGTCGTCAATATCCCATAAAACTGTTGTCCATTAACAGTTTCCACAGTTTGGTATTGGGAATTTTCCTTAACATTTGCTGCTTGCGCAATCTCAATATAAGATTGAACGAGAACTCTCTCAAGTTCTTCAGGTTTAGATACAGGAAAATCTCGGTATGTTGGTAGAAAAGAGGCTGTCATTGTATCATCCTTCCCGTTGGATTGACGTAAAGGGTCATAGCGTGAAGGACATAATCATTGTCGTTGATAATCTGTGAGGACATTTGCTGATTTGTCATCAAGAGTTCTAATTGGAAGTTTTGTTCGATAGTAGGTAAATAGAATCTATGCCAAATTTTGGCTTGATTGGCCTGCTGAGGAATGAGCGCTATGTTTTCAGCTGACGTTAATACAGTATTGTTCCCCATAATTCCAGAACTTGTATTTGCTACGTTTGAATTATTTATAGCAACTGGGCCTTCATTTATGTATTCAAAACATGCACATTGACCGCTTTCTGTCGGATCTGGACTATATGTCGTAGTATCGGTCAAGAAATCCACATATCCAGCCCTTAACTGTTGTCCCTGCTCATAGAATGGAGAAAAAACCTTAGTTTTGATATCGAAATTTTGGACCACTGTTACTCGACCTCCTCCGAGATACGTTCCCCCAAAACCAAGCTGAACGTTATCAAAGACATACGTGTTTTGATTCCATCTTTCTAGGCCAAAATTAATTGCCGAATTCTCGTTTTGAACGTGATACATAACTGGATTCGTGGTTGCGTCATAATTCAATGAAGAAGGATTATTTGGACCAGTTCCAACAATACCATCTATTCTTACCCAATATTGTCCTGTTGCTGTGAAATTATGATTTGGAACCGTCAGGATTACCGCCCCACCGCCACCCGTTGGAGCCACATTCGTTATAGCAAGAGATTCATCATTCAAAACAGATTGCGGAGCCGCTTTCTTTTGAACAAGCCCAACAAATCCTTGTTGATTTCCAGCAGCCACATTCGTCTCGTTTGGAATGACACTAGCAGGATAAAATCCATAATCAGGATTTTGAACCTGGAAGTAACCAAAAGCAGTGTAAGAGTCGTTGAATTTAGCAAAACTCTCGTTTCTATAATTAAATACAAGAACTTGATTATTGAATATATCTGAGGTTGGATTCTGGTGCAAATTCTTATCGGTAAACGCCCAATAAACAAGCTCTTTCACGAAATCTCTTATGCCGTATGCTTTTTCTGGATGGGTTTGAATATTGAATACTTGATCAGGGATTTTTACATCTATACGTTCAACTGACGTGGTGTCATCAGTTGTGATCCCCAAACTCCCTATGGCAAAGACGCCATCATCAAATGGAACTAAACTGAATGTTGACTGAGCTCCAAAGACTGTATTTATCTTTTGATATATGGCGGGGTCAGTCTGATTTCCTGTATAAACTAATTTATAACTCGATCTTTCGCATTTGACAAGGATCACGTCTTTTAAAGATTCAACAGAAACTATATCCTCGTCTGTTGGTATGTCAAAAAATCCACCAGCACCAGGAGTCGTAAGCCATGAAGTAGCAAGGATTGTGGGATTTTGTCCTACTGCTGAATACCTGATACGACGAGGAAAATTCACAGATGTATCAAGGGAGACCCCTTCCCACGTATTAAAAGCAAAGAGTCTACCCTTAAACGGAAGAAGGGCTCGACATTGTTGTAGTAATCCACCCAATGCGTCTATAGCCGGGTTAAACGTTGTCCAGGTAGTTCCATCATAATATCTTATTGGATCTCCAAAACCAGGAAGAAGTGGTTGAGGATTAAAATTACATGCCCAGAAAATATTGTTTGCCCCAGCTTGCCAATAATTCGTAGTCCAGAATAGTTTATCATTCCCACCCTGCCATGTTGTTCCTGCAACAGTTAGTTCATTAAACCTGTTGTTTCCGTAGTCCCATGAATAGGCATATTTTTGATCAAAGACAATCGTTTGCTCAATATTGATGTTTTCTCTTTCGTAGCTCCTTATACCCATCACTGGAAGAGCTGGATAATAAGCGCAGTTTATATCAACAGTAGCTCCAGCTCCAGGGGCGACAGTGAATGTTAGAGAAATTGGGGAGGTTGGAGGAAAACCGGCACAATACGTAACAGAACCTGAAGATATGGTATAAGTGCCTCCAGGAGTCATTGTTAATACGCCAGGAGTTGCAATGTTATCTGTATAAATAGTTTGAGTACCCAAGCCTCTATTTATAGTTATTACAACAGATCCTATCTCAAGCTCTGCATAAGCCTCTGAAATTACAGGAGCGATGGTAGTCCTAACAGAAGTAAGGACATCGGGATTGGCGTAATTGCCAACTCCAGTAACGGTGAGAGCAGTATTGACCAGGTTTCTTCTCAATCTACCTAAAAGAAAAAAACCTTGCCTTCTGCTAACTCTTCCTCTCCAGCAATAGGCGTCTTCTAAAACGGGAAATGCCTTTTCTGGGAGCAGGAAACTTTCAAAATAATTCTCTAATCCACTATCCTGCTCGTAGTTCGTTATGTAGAATGGCTGGTAGCCCATCTTCTGACCTATATTTTAAAATCCACCGAACAAATTGCCAAATGGATATTGAGGAAGCCCAGATTGTTCTGTGTAGATTGTGGCGGCTCTTTCAGATGTGTATTGAACAATAGTTCGCCTCTGGACTAACTTTAATTGTTCTTCAAGAAGAGGTCTGAATTTATTTAAGCTCTCAAGGTCGCCATTATCAGCAAATATTTTATCAGAGGCGCCAAAAGCTAGAAGTTGCCAAAGCTCTTGAAGTTGTGGATATTGAGCGGGATTAGGCGGAGCGTCTACATTGCTTAGGAATGCTGTTGGGTATTTAAATGCCTCAAAACTAACCGTGTAGGCCTGATCTGGTACTGGGTAGAGTATTATCTGGTCTTGGTAAAAACAGGCCGTCTGAGGGCGACTGGCGACGTATGGGATGTATTGCGCGTTTATAGGATTTCCAGCAGGGACAAGCCTTGGAAAGCTTACTTGAGTAATCCGACCAGTTATATAATTAATTATGCCATGAGCACTCCCTAAATCAGTATCGAGAGCATCTGACCAAAAGAGCAGTCCAGTGTTTGCGTGAACTCCAGTAGCCTGGCATCCACCATCATCAACTAAGGTCATTGACTGCCCATTAACATCGAGAGCGCTAACGACGACATTCCAGTTGATTACGCTAGCAGGGGCAGAAGTAATCGGGCCAGTTGGAGTTGTCATGTACGCACCAGGAGGATTGCGCTTAAAACCAGGCATAACAGGAGTATTTGTCACACCGAAATTATATATTCCCGTAGTCCCGTTACCAGTTGCTACTTGCTGCTGAAGTAGATTGAGCTGTGGGTTTATCCTGAAGAAATTTTCCCTACTCTGAGTCAAATAACTTTGATATCCTCCAACGTATATAGGGGGCATATTTGTTAAATAAAGCTCTTTAGGAAAATCATATACTGGCTGGTTTGCATTGGTCATGAATTGATAGTTGACCCTGAAGCTCTCAAGACGAAGCTGCTCACTAAGATCGTATAGATAATACGTGTTGATATATTGATCAATCTGCAAATCAGAAATCTGGGCAGGATTTGGCCTTCCAGTTATTCTCCTGACCTTGTTTCTGATATCTACTAAAGTTCCTGGGGCTGTCATAAATTTAACCTTTTATGGAATTATTCTATGTGCCAATTGATACTGCGTTGTGAGCGGGATAGTGCCAAGCGTCTCTGGAATTATATTATTATTATTAACCACGGCCTCTTGAAGATTTGGGAGGTAGAGCGCATCTTCTGAGACTGGGATAACCTGAGCTACGTATAGTTGGGTTGCGAGAGGAAAAGGATTGGGAATGAATGGATCGAACTTGGTGCCGTCTATATACACGAGAAAAAGAGTATTATTGAGCGCCAAGACTTGAGCAACTACCCCATCTAACTGAATCATCCCACATGCTTTTGGAATTACAAACCTTACGTATAATCCTGTCTTAAAAATATTTGGAGTAGTCGTCACGCCAAGAGTCTGTTGGCCGCCTATCAATCGAGTAACTATCTTCGTGATAACAACCTGATTTGGAACGAAATAATTAGGAGCGGCCATTTAAATATTAACCTTCTGTATCGAACTCCAAGCTTTCAAACCCATATCTACGGTTCCACTTTTGAACGCCGATAATAGGAACTGGAATCCCTTGATCGTCCATCCTACTGCCTGGCATAGGCTTATCATTTTCCCATTGGAAAGAATGAGTAGGCCAAGCACATGTGTGAATCTTTCCTCCACAAGCCTTAGCTGAAACATCAATTCCGTTAAGGTGTCGTGCCACATAGAGAGGTATTTCATACATTTTTTGATCTTCCATTATCTTATCAAAAACTGGAATTCCAAGATATTTTCTTACAATAATTCTTTGTGGAGCCCCTGGAGATTCAAAATTTCTGAACCTTCCCTTGACTAATCTTGACTCCTCTACCATCAATTTGTTGATCTTCTCTTTAGCCAATTGCTTAGCTGTCGGAATCTCTACTTGAATGATTTCTTCTTTCTTATCTTTCGAATCAATGACTTTTATCTCTTCTACTTGCGCTGTAGGCATGTTTTCTTTAATCTCCTGAACTACTTTTTTTGGTCTTGCCATGAAACACCTCTTGTTATGGTTTCATTCGCAATATTTCAAAAAGTATCTATAAGATAAAGAAATATTTTACTTTACACTAGATATCCGGAATTTCCGGATATCTGAATTCGACGGAATTTTAGATTATTTCTAGAGAGGAAATAGCTGATGTTACTTCTACGAATAAAAGTTGTATCTATCGGGAAATCTACGAATATTTTCTCTATAAACTCCTAAAATTCAATGACTTATGAAGAAAAAATAGTGGAAGATTAAGAATATTTTACGAATAAAAAAAGGGCCCATCAGAACGAGGGGCCCTAAGAAATGCCATTTTAAGGCTTTAAACTAGATGGATTGCCCCTTTCGAGCTATCCATGAATAGTTCTTCGACGCAACTAGCATCCCAGTGTCAATCAGGACACCTGTCGCAGAGACGTTGGTTGTAGCATCATCAAGAAAGTTCGCATAAGGAGCTGTGGCTGCTTCCCCTACAGGAACTACTTCTGGGACATCTACACCAAGAGCCGCAACAGCACTCGTCGGGAACGTGAACGCCGTCATGCCAACACTATTGATGTTGAGCGTAATAGTGTTCGTACTGCCGGTTAAGGCAGTCCCGATAGCTGTAATGGTTCCTGTCAACCCATTGAGTTGAATGGTCCCATACTGAGCGGGTATCTTAAGGCGGACTAGCTGTCCAACAGTAAATTGATGGGTTACGTTCATCAGAATTGTGGTTGTGACGCCCAATCCTATGTTCGTAATCCTTCGAGTTACGGGGTAGTATCGAGGATTGAAAGGAATTATCCTCGCAATCACCGAAGTTGCTGGAGCTGCAAAGGCCAGTTCTCCTACCCCGCCACCAGCTGGCAGGTTTGTGATTGTTTGTGTCGCGCCAGCTGCGGTTGTGTTGGTGAAATCCCAACCAGCAATCTGCAGCATCCCAGTTGTGCTGTAGACTCTCATGATATCACCGACACCGGCCGTAGAAGCCGATGTGATAACAGCAGGAGTTGCTGCGGTTATCCCAGTGCCAGCTGCAGTCGCAGCCCCTGGAGTTTGATTTCCGCTATCTGGCACAAATGAGAAACCAGACGTGATATTAGCGGCCGTATTGAGTCCATAACCCGCGCCGGTTCCCGAAAGGGTGATGGCACTATGATTAGGCATCGAGGAATTACCAAATGCCTTGACGATAGCGGCGGGAGTATTAGTCACCGCCACTATGTCAGTAAGGTTAATTAACTCAATATCGTTGTACCCCGAAGGAATCGAGATAGCAACTGGAGCTAAAGTAGCTGACGTTGAAAACGTACCCGCCACTTGAGCATGAATAGGTGTACTCATATTTTTTCCTCCTTATGCCAACGTGCAGCGAAGATTTAGAAGCCATTGATCGTTGAGGATACGTGGGACCTCAGCGAACTTGTACCCTACACTAGCGTTGAGAGCCAGTGGTCCGTCGTAGATGGGTGGTCGGTAAATGAACTGAGCCGAATACCCGTCTTGCTCTACTGCTGCAAAGGACTCGCGCCCGCAGCAAAATATGTTGTAGACATTCGCACCCATCGCAGAAGCTGATGGAGTTACTGAGCCAACTGAAGACAATAAAAATCTTAAGTTTGCAACAGACCCCCATTCGGCATCTAAAGTACTTTGTTGATTTGGGTAATTCCATTTTTGAATAAACCCATTGATATTGTCCAATTGACCGATAAGGTCAGTGTGACCAAGACCAAAATACGCATCGCGAACTGGTGCGCAACCGAAACGGTTCTCGCCCTCAATCCCAGTTATGAAGCTATACGCGTTATTTCCACGTAAAGTTCTAACTACAAAGTCTATGTCTGTGCGTGAGATCTCTGTTGGATTATCTCCATCAGATCCCCCCACAGCATTCACGAAGGTCGCAGTTGATTGGAGCATGTCTCTCATCAGCTGGTCTTCGGTTTGTCTTAAGGACACGCCTAATCTTTGGGCGGCCTCGTTTAATACCATTCTGTTACTTTTATGACCTAAGTTAACTTAGGCGGGACAGCCTCTTCGGACCATCCTCAGCAGTTTTATATATAGCTGCTGTTCAGACTATCGCACACCTTTTCAGGTCCAACACACTTAGTCGTTCAGGCTGTATGAAATTTTTTATAAGATCTAGAATTTTTTTGTTATTTAATCTGGCGAACTCATGACTGCATTGATCACACAGAGTATATTCTAAAAAATAATTGTTTCCTGCTCCCGGAGGGAGAAACTTTTTACACTTATTACATTCCATACTTGCCCCTTGTTGTCCCCAGCCTACGCTGCGAGGAGTTCCAAGTCAATCAGTGTCGGTTTATAGACCCCATACATCTTAGGGTCTTGGTTTTGTAAAGTTACTTGTTCATTCAAAAGAATATAAGTACCGTAAAAATCCATCTTGGCATCAATATTCAAAGACGAAAGTACCTGTGGAGCTGGTGTTACACCAGAATTTCCAAGAGGCACTGGGGCAGTGGCCAATGGATTGTAACGTCTAAATCTTAAAGTTGTACCACCATTCCTTGGCATAGCCTTAAGCTCTGCAGGAATTTTGTGGATCATGTATGGCACCGGCACCGACAAGAGTTTAAATGAAAAACTCTGTTGGATGGGCGCGGGTAACGAACTTGTCGTAGTTACGCTCATAAATTATTTTAATTCCAAATAAAAAAAAGACCCAGTCTTACCCAGCCTTGATACTGTCCTGCATTTCTTTATAGAGCTGCTTTCGTAACTCAGGTGTCAGGCCATTTTCGAACTTATGAACCTCGCCTATAGCGCTTGATTTCGTCACCGACTGGACTGAAACAGGCTTTTTGGAATTTTCTAAAGCTTTTGCTTTTGAAGGTTGGTTTTTAGCCATATCTCCTATCCCTGTTCTTTTAAGCAATTTATAGGCTGCAACGGCTTGCGCATACGGGTCATGAGCCAAGGCATATAAAGACTGTGCAAGTTCTGGATCTTGTGTTTTCAATAGGTCAATATTTTCTCTTGTTACAACGTTCTCATAATCAGGAAACCTGTTCTTCAATCGTTCATCAACAGTAGAAGCTTCCCTCTCTCTGATCGCGTCCTCAGCGACCTGCCTCGCCATACGCTGTGCAAGCGCTCTGGCTTGCTTTGCTGTGACGATATCGTCATCCGAGAGTTTTGCTAGGTCGTCCTCTTCGATAGGTTGCGCCTGCTGCTGCTGCATTCTTGCTATCAGTTCTTCTTGGTCATGAGCCTTACGTTCTAACTCTTGCATTTTTCGACGAGTCTCGGCCCAGTTATACTCCTGGTCACTGATCGGGCGACCTTGAGGCTCCTGGACGGCTTCTTGTCGAACGTCCTGTTGTTGTTCTGATTCAGTAGGCTGAGCGACGCCCTCTGTAACGCTCTGATTTTCTTCTTCAGTCATCAAACATTCCTTGAGCTTGCGATGCTCCACTACGCTATTTGTTGGATTAAAGACGCTAACGACCGTCAACGATGTATTTTAATCCAATAATTTGTTTGATATATGAAGACGAGGATTTTGTCAAATATTTGTTTTCGTATACATTTTTTGGACATGGGAGTAGGATCATGCACACGAAATGATGTTTTCTTGGACATGATGAAAAAAATTGAATGGATTGATGTAACAGACAGACTGCCTGAACCAATGGTTGACGTTTTGGTGTACTGTATTAGTTTCGGAGGAGGAAATACTACTTTTGAAAAATACGAAGGATATTGTGCAATAGATAGACTGCTACCGGTTGGGTTCAGAACAGATATATTTTTTAATTCAAAAGTGACCCATTGGATGGATCTTCCTGATCCACCTTATGATGATTTTCTTGACTACGTCAACAGATTAAGACAAGACACGAAATGAGGATTAGACTGGCAGCCTATACCAGAAGGCCCAAGTCAATCCCGGGATCTTCTTTAGGGGATGTAGGAATCTTCATCCAGCAAGTGATTTGACCAATAGTAATTGGAGTCACAGCGTCCCCACAATAAGGCCCATCAACTGAAAATCCAGATGTATCATATCCATCTCTATAAAAGAATTCCCATTTATCCCCAGTATGTCTCGCTATCGTGATAGGAGCATAATCTTTGGCATGTGAGACTAAGACCCAGTCATTTCGCTCTGGGAGTTTATCACTGACCTTGATCCACTCATTCATCGAATGTATACCTGTCCTTATCAAGTTTCCTGCTGAAGCAATCCTCGACCCACTTCACAAGCTCTGGATCATATTGGCCTGGACTTCGCGCTATTGAAATACAATCATTGAATCCTGGCAAGGACCATAACGCTTTGATATTCCCTTTATGGCTATCGATGATGTAAAGAGTTTTGGTATAATTAGAATACTGTTCCATCATATCAAAAGCATGAGGTGGCGTTTGCCGAGCAATAAACCAGTTTCGCACTACGTTGTCAGTCCAAAACTCTTTTTTAGTAAGCACGAATATGTAAAATGGGGATTCATACTTGCCTTGATTCTGCTCAATTGTCTTTTCCATTTCCTTGGCAAAATCAGGACCGAAAGCATCGAGAACATCACCGACAGTTTGGATTGGATTGGGCCTGGAGAGGATATCAAGCACCGCCTGACCGACTCGCTGTCCTTTGGTGCCGAATCGGTTGTAGGCGTATTTATCTGGTTCGACTAGCATCCATCTTCCTTTAAAATAGTGAGTCTATCGACCTCTTCCACATCCCTTGACAGACTTCATCAAACTTTTATCTTTCTTAATGCCCATCTTCTGCTCTTTGATGTCTTCCTTGAGATGGCTTGCCACTTTTTTGCCAGGCATCGCACTCTTCAGCATTTTGCCAAAAAGCTTTTTATCCTGTGCTTCGTCACCATGACCACGCATAATTTTCCTCAATGTTGTAGGTAAGGGCCCGTAAGAACGGTTTTTTCCATTTTCTTCTTCTTAGGAATCTTAACGCCCTTACCCTTCATGACTTGTTCAGCAACTTTTTGTGGTTTCCCACCTGGCCTAATCATGACCATTTGACATGCCTACTTTTGATTAGAAAGATATTTCTTGGCTTTGCCTTTGCCATGAGCAACTGTTTCATCAATCCCCGTGATAGTATCATCGAGCTCTTCGCCATAAGTCTTTTGCTTTGGATAGTCGCTCATATGTACTTCTTGGGGCATATTTGCATGACTTGACTTATCACGACCAAATTCTTTCATTGACTTTGCCATAACGCTATTCCTCCTAGGAATATTTTTGTTTTACATTCTTTATCGTACAAAAACAAGCATTTTTTCGATATGGATAATTTTATACTTACGCCGCCATCATCGGGCCTTGCTGTGGCTGCTCTTGAGCCTGCGGTTGCGCTTGTGCCTGTTGTTGCATCTGTCGATCCTGCTGAGCCATCTGCATCTCATGTTTAGATTGTTCCTGAGCTTGCTGGATCTGCTCAGTTTCGTTTACCATCTGCAAGACTTGCGCGATATGGGAGATATCCATGCCCTTGATTTCTTTAGCGGCCTTGATCAGATTGAGAGCAGACTCGATCTTTTCATCCTGGCTCTTCTCAAGCTTTTCAATCGCTGATGCTGCATCGAGCCTAATCTTACCCATTCTCTCCTGAGCTTGAGCTTGTTGAGCTGCCGCGAAGCCTAACTTCGTTTCATTATCGACCCTTGCAGCTTCCATCTGGGCCTGAGCCATCATCTGCTCTTGTTGCTGTTGAGCCTGTTCTGTCGCCTTGATCTGCTCCATAAGCTTATCTTTATTGGGCAATTGCATGTTCTCAATAATATATTCTGTTGGGATTGGAATGCCCATCTCACGAAGATAAAGAGATTGTTGTAGGGCGAGTTGTTTTTGTGTCGATGTTAATGGAGCCTCTTCCACGATCGCATCGTACTTCGAAAAAGCCCTATTGTAGAATTCTTCCGCAGGTTCATCGTCGATTATCCTAGAGACCTTCCCTGGAGTCCAGTTGGCCTGAATCATTTGAAGATGAATCTTATTTAATAGAACCTGAGATTGGTCGAGGTTGTCGAAGATAGGTTGTAGGGTCACTAATCCTGCCCCTTGCCTTAAAAGCGATAATATGCCTGCCTTATCATCCTCTGCTGAACCTAAAAGTTCTTCATTGACACCAGCGATCTGGGAAATCTCGTTCCCAAGCATGTCTGAGAGCTGTAGCAAGCTTGGAGGTATCTGTGGAGGCAGTATTTGTTCAGCATCTGTCATTTGGGATTCTGCCCTCATAGCTAACCCACGACCCTGTCCTTGCAAGAAGACGTCTTTAGGGTTGACTAGGGCGTTTTCTTTGTATTTCCAGCCGCTTGTGATTTGGCTCTCCAATATGTCTAGAGAGGTAATTACGCGACGATTATAAAGATATTGAGCATCTCTTATGCCTCTACACACACCCTGAACACGCCATGGGAAGTATGGGATCTCTGGCTGGTAGTAGCACCACACAGGGACGAAGGGATACGAATCTATGCCAAGTGGATTTGGCCCATGATACATAACCTTCCCTTGAACAACGATTGCGAGCTTAACAGTTGGCACCTCATTCCTTGTCACAATAGTCTGAGGATACATTGACAAGAACTCTCTTAGGTCATCAGCCTCGCCCTTCCATTCGATGCATTCCCCACTTTCGGTATCGACGATCATCTGTTGAGAACGAGTGTCGAGATACCAGAACTCATCGTAGATGATTAGATCCTGTTGTCCGTAATTGTATGACTCCGGCATGAAAAAAAATTTGCCATCGCGGTTACCCCATCCAGATAAACCTTTTATTTCATCTTCCCTACCTGGAAGTAGGCTCATACACTGGTTACGAGTCAAATACTTACGCGTCCATAACGAGTTGCAATCTGACAAGTCTTTCTTTTTAAAATATGGGTCAATCAAATATCCATTATAGGATACGTTATCGACAACGATATCTCCATTAACAGGGTCACGCGTGTAATCCATCCAAGTTGATAGCAAGTTCATACCACTGATCACGGCGCCTTGAAATGCATCGGAGATGGTCTCTAGAACGTTTCCATGTCTATTGACGTGGTAGATTAACTTTGTAAATTGATCAGCCGTATGCTGAGCGCCAGCCTCGACAGGCGTTACCATAGTTGACTTTCTATGCTGCCTCTGATAACCAGAGATCATATTTACAATTCGACGCATTCTGTTGAAATTAAACTGCCTTCTGCGAAAACTAGGAAGATTCCCATACACGTCGTTATATAAACTTTGATCGCCAGCGACGAATCTATTATCCATTCTGTTACTTTTCTGACCTCACTTGAGGCGGGGGAGTTCTTCGACATCCCCTCACTATGTCACCATAGTGCTCAGACTTTTGCTTGCCCTTTTAAAGGCCCTCTTCGCTAAGTCGTTCAGGCTAGCCTTACCCTTGCCCCTCGTTGTCTCCTACGCACGAATGCTGAAGAGATTTCCGAGTCAATCAGAAGAGGTTTAAAGACACCCAATGTTAAATGTCTGCTTCGCTCCAAAAACTCTGGTTGATCGTGATATACTTCGCGTAAGTATTATCCATCATCTTTAAAATATTGTGATCATTATCAACATAATATGTATCACTTAATTGCGGAAAAAGTGTCACACGATGCACTCCTATTTTTTATTTTCACGAATTTTTTCCCATCTTGCCATGGCTCGGCATCGAGTGCACAAGATAGCAGCTCGTTTGCCCTTGGATGTTTCAAATTCTTTTTTACATATAACACAATTTACTTTTTGCTTATACTTTTTATATCCTGCAGAATTTCTGCACTTCTGAGAACAGTATTTAGGACGAGCCTTATTTCTGCTTTCGTATTGCACTCCGCACACCGTGCATTGATACTTATTAAATCCCTTACTCTTCCACATATTCTTCATTTGATCAGAAAATCTTTTTCTAGCCTCGGGAGTTCTATGTGCCTCAGCAGCCTTTTCCCTTTGAGAATGCAAATGTTTAAGCTGTTTTTCGCTTGAGAAATGTAAAGCGTGATGATCATGAATTGTCATACACTCTAAGTTTTCAATCCGATTATCATGTCCGATTCCATTTTTGTGGTGTATAACCATTCCTTCAGGAATTTTGCCAAAAGACTCTTCCCATATCGTCTGGTGAAGTCTTTCTGTTCTCATATAATATCCGTTTTTTAAACAATATTTTTTGTTTTTATAAAAAATCTTTTTTTCTGGCCGTTCCATATCCCTCCCGTGTTTTTAACCGATTCATAGTAATGTAGTATTGACAAAAAAACAACTTTTTTAACTTGAAGAAAAATTTAAACGCGATGTAGGGTGCGAAATACGAACACGGTCCACAGGGACAGAGGAAGAAGAGATATATATAAGATTCATCTTCTTCAGGAGCTGTTGGAGTGTTCACAAAAGAGGGAAGGCCTAGACAACAAGGCTGTTCACAAAAATGTGAATGGCCAATCAAGACGTTGAGGCGATGGAGAAGACTCCATCGCTCGCCTGATTTGATCAAACATAACTTGGAGCAATGGATTCATGAAAAAGATCGCCATAATCGGTACGCATGGAGTTGGCAAGACGACGCTGTGTAAGGCGGTGGCCGAGTACGCGAGAGCGCAAGGGAAGAAGGTTGAGAGCATTGGAGAGGTGGTTCGCGATTGCCCTTATCCTATCCACGCCGAACAGACATACAAGGCCACGGAATGGATTGTAATCAACCAGATCCTCCGAGAAAGAGAGGCCGAAGGAAAGAAACCCGACCTTATTGTTTGTGACAGATCTGTCTACGATCCGATTGTTTATCTAGAGAACGCGGTGAGTATATTTAACCAGACAGTCCATGAACAGAATCTTTCATGCAATTTAAGATCGTTCTGTAAAAACTACATCAATGATTATAACTATATTTGTTACATCACTCCTTTTGGAAAGACCGACTTGAAACTTGATGATGGTTTCAGATCAATAGACATAGCGTTTCAAGAAGAAATTGAGAACATATTTCATAAAACATTTGCTATGAGAATATATGTTAAACGACTACCAAGTTTAATCTCGGTAATCGATAGGACCACCCTCTCTTGTGAGATCTTCAAGTCCCCAGCCTTCCTCGCCAAGGAGATTTACGATGAAATATTTTAAAATCAACTCTCTCTGGAAAAGACAGGGATGGTATTTCGACGAGGAGGAGAAAAAATCCCCCAATTGTCAGCAAGGAAAACAATCTTTCATCGTCGGCGACTACGCCTGCCCTGAATTTGGTAACGTGAAAACATGGAATGTAACAGAAAAGATTGATGGAACGAACATAAGAGTGATGTACAATCAAGGAGCGCTCTCTTTCGGCGGCCGTACTGACGAGGCTATAATCCAACCCCATCTCCTGAAATATTTGCAAGACACATTCACCCCTGAGTTGATACATTTAGCCTTCCCAACTGCTGATGTGCACGATATCACGCTGTACGGCGAGGGATACGGTCCAAAAATACAAGCCGGAGGGGGAAACTACGTTCAGGATGTTGGTTTTGTCCTGTTTGACGTGCTCTCCGGAAAGTTTTGGTTTGACCGATCGATGGTTAAAGAGACAGCAGCTAAACTCAACATCCCTGTGGTCCCTGACTTAGGAAGGATGACCGAGGACCAGATAGTAGACCTCGTTAAAAGCAAGCCACTGTCCCAATGTTCGTGGAAACCTCAAACAATGGAAGGCGTCGTGTGCCGTGCTGACCCAGAAGTGTATTTCCAACACGGTGCTGTTGTGACGTTCAAGTTGAAATGCAAAGAATTTTAATTAGGAGTAATGAATGCCTGTTCTAACCTGGCTCTTCACGGCCATGGCCCTTTATGGCACATGGCTCAATGCAAAAGGCAAGCGTGACGGATTCTGGTGGTGGATTGTATCAGACGTCGCCTTTGCCTTGATCAACTTTCAGCTTGAGCAATATGCTCTTGGTACGTTATTCTCTATTTACACATTTTTGGCTATCAAAGGATTAAGAACATGGAAGAAGTAAAAGAATCAAAGACAATTGAAGAAAAGACTATTGGATCAAGGAAAAGCTTTTATATCCTAGAGATTCTTGAACTCACGAACAATGAGCTTGCAACGTGCGGCGATACGTCTTATGATAAGAACATTGAGATTAACGCCATCATCGAAGCGCTTACAGCCTGTAGTCTTAGCGTGATTTTTTCTCTTAACCTTGCTAAGCCCATGCTCCTCGATGTTCTAACTACGCAAGGAAAAGCTTATGCCGACTTCATCAAGAAAGTCAAGGAAGACGAAGAGATAGGAACCTTGGAAGATGTCAACGAGATACCCAACGAATCTCATGAAGGCTAGGATTTGCCTTTTCATTTCTGCTTATATTCTTTTCTTTAGAATAATCCCTTTGCCTTTTGCCCCAGGAGCCAACGGAATGGATGACCCAGGAGATGAGTACTATAAACCCAAATCAGATCAATCCTCGAAGTGACAAATTTGTTTGCATCAAGTTTAACTTGCCTTTTCATGTGGGCATGGACATGCTTGATAAGCGGCAGAGAGAAATCGTTCACAAGATGATAGATTTCAGGGTTGACACAATGCTCGATGATAGAGAAGTGGATGACATTGCTTATTTTAATGCCCTGATAAACCTGGTTGGGGCCGAATTTGGAAGGCAAATCGAATTCGGACGAGATGCAAAAGAAATGTGGCGATTGTTTTCCGGCGGAGTGCAAAGCCTGATAACGCTTTTTGGGCTAGAGATATCGAAATAACTTGGAGGCGAGAAATGGCGACTGATGAAGAGATAAAAAAACCGACAAAGAAGACGGATTTTTCAAAATTAAAAGGAATGTAATGAATATAGACGAAGAAGCCGGCAACAAAAGATTTGAGTATCTGGTGGAAGCGATCGTGAAGACGATGAGAGAGTCAAGTGGGTTGTTACCAGATGCAAGGCAAGAGTGTATAATAGCCTTATCAGCACTAGCCAACATTTCTGCTACCATGCTCTTCGCGATACAGTCAATGGGTGGCGACTCAGACTTCGCAAAGGGTTTCTTTCTTGATGATCTCGAGAGCGCGCTGAAAAAGCTGAGTACCCTCCCAGAACATATTGTGCAGAATATGATGACAGATAAAGATATTCCTGATTAGCTCAGCTGGTAGAGCACGTTTGATTCATGCTATGGGGAAATAGCATAATGGCTATGCAGCAAGCTGTTAACTTGCCTTATGGAGGTTCGATTCCTCCTTTTCCCGAA